ATAGTTATTCGTTCCAACAGTATCCCAGTTTGATGCGCTTCCACCTTGTCTCCTATAGACATTACCGTTAAGAAGTTTTGCTGCTGTAATTGCATCATCTGCTATTTTAGCTGTAGTTACTATACCGGTTTTAAGTGTGCCGTCCGCATTGTGAGCTACTTGAGCTAGAGCAACGATTTCGTCAGCCCAATAGGTATTCGGCTTAATCACCGCTATTTGACCAGATGTATTTCCTGAGTCTGTATAACCAGGAGCGAATCCATCAACAATAAAATCACCGGAATCGAGGTGGCCATACATAATGGTCATTGAAGAAGGCTCTATATAATAACTACCATTAGCAGCAAGAACCTTATCGCCAGTAGCTATAATCGCTTTATTTGGCCAGTTGTCTACAGAATCAACATCAAGAGTTGTTGCAGCTATCGAGCGATCGGACTCGATATTGGCGATAACCGCCTCACCAGTCTCATCACTTACTTTCAGTTCATCATAATTTCTATTTGCCATCAGAATCCCTCCTCAGTTTCTATTGTTATTTTAGCACAAACGTGTTAGCTCACATACCCTCTAATTCTGATAGCTCCTTAAACTGTTCTCTGACGTGCTGGCCCACATGACCGCTAGTAAAGGAATCCCTCATAGTTGAAAGGAATTGCCGGTCAAAACCAGTAATTACATCTGGATCAGAAATTTTCACGTCTTCCATCTGATTCTCATATTGTGCGACACGAGCCAAATTCCCATATAACGACCTCATGTGTACAGGGTAAGGGTTATCAGCGTACTTTTTCCGGATATTCCACGCCTTTAGCCACTCTTTTTTATGTATTGTTAGCGGAATATGCAATCCATAGTCTAAGGGGTCTTCGACCCCGAGTTCCTTTAAGATGTCAAGGGTCAGGCGCATACCGTGAAGATACCCCGAAGCCCCGACTTTCCCCTCGAGCCTGGCGATCGACTCGGCCAGCGGTCCTCGGTGATAATCTACAAATTCCTCGACCGGCTCCATCACGAAGAAGTCATCATTAAACAGCAGAAATGGGTCACTGACCCTCGAGTCTTTGACTGCTGCAAGTTGGTTGTGGTGTGATCGCCAATACTTATTATCGCCAAATGTAGTGTTTTCTACAACATTTACATTTCCAGGAAAAATTCTGGGTCGATAACCTGAGAACCAGATTTTATGGCCAGGCATGTTCTTTTCAATACTCCTGATAGTGTAGCGGAGTTCTTCGTTTATAATCGAGCGTTTAAGAGGTATGACAATATCCATATGCTTATCATATCAAAAAGAGGGCCACTTAGGACCCTCTTTTTACTACGCGGACTCAGTTATTAGGCTGAAGTCTCGTCTTCAAGTGAAGCAACTGCGTCAACTTTCTTCGATAGAACGAAGGTGTCACCGCGATCTCGTAGCTGAATTTCGATACCAGAGAAGCTAGGAACTTTTTCGATAACGACAACGCCGTCACCTTTAGGATCCATTTTAGGCTTCACGTTCACGACAGCGTGCTTGTCAGCAACGATAACGTAAACACCGTCACCAAGATAGTCATCAGGACATTCAATACATTTGACGCCTTTGTACTTACCTAAGTAACCAGTCTTCGCGTCCTTATAACCTTCACTAGAACCTGTGAAGTTGATAGCGTCAGTAAGACGGTCAGCGAAGTCGTAGCCAATCCAAGCGACTGAGTTGTTGGCTTTTGCACCACCAGTTCGAGCCTTTGAAATTGTCTGAGCGAACTTCAATTTAAGGTTGTCCGTGCTAAGAGTAATGTCAACGACGTTACCTACCGGACGAGAAGCGAGAATCTTCGCAAGCGAGTATGCGTCGTGAGCCGGTACGAATACCTGGTCTGCCTGTTGCATTGAAACTTGCTTACTGAAGCGAGATACCGGAATATCTTGCATTTGTGTTCTCTGAATACGAAGAAGCATAGACTTGTTATAAGCAAGTGTAAGAGTCTGCTCCGTAGGGACTACTAATGTTGCTGCTCCAAATGGGGCAGTGGCGTGAGCCTCATCGTAGTCTGCGAGTGAACCATTCGCGATCGAAAGAACGCGTACAGAGTTCACGTCTGTGTGTTTATAGTTATTGTCGCTAAGATATGGCGCAACCACTGAGCTAATGCTTAGAGGAATGTCCATCACGTTAGCGGTTTTTGTTCCGTATGCCATGTGATAACCCTCCCAGGTTTTTTGTTACTAAATTTCGGTTTCGCCAATGCTTACTCCAATTGTATACCATTGTCAATCATTAAAGCAATAGTTGTCCTTATGTTAAAATGATTTTATGAAGATACCACGCTATTATGATCCGCGTTGGTACCAAGCAGAGGGTATTCGGGCATTAGAGACAGGAACGAAATTCTCCATTTGGTGCTGGTCACGACGAGGAGGAAAAGACTTAACTGCCTTCTGTTACGGTATCAAAAAGGCAGTAGAGTCACCGATCAACGTGGTTATCGTTTGGCCTACCAAGAAACAGGGGTATGACAACTTCTGGACGGCCGTAGACAACGACGGAATACCTATTATGGATCGTATTCCTAAAGGCTTGATTGCCAAGAAGTCCAGCACTAAAGATGACATGAGCGTGACCCTTATTAACGGATCAACTATCACGCTCCTCGGTGCAACTGATCCTGACGCGCTTCGTGGTGCTAATGGTAAGCTATATATCTTGTCTGAGTTCGTTGACTTACCTCCTGGAATCCTCGGTATTATTCGTCCGGTCGTTACTGTCAACGGAGGCCAGATTATAGTCCAGTCCACCCCTAAAATTGATGGTATTTCTGGTGCCACCTTCCAGAAGCTATGGGAGCGCGCAGCGAAACACCCGAAACAATTCGCTTCACTTATTACTGCCAGAGAATACCTCACAGATGAAGAGCTCGAAGACGTCCGGCAAGAATACATTGCTGAATATGGTAATGACTTCAAGTACCGCCAAGAGTTCTTGTGTGACTGGGGCCAGACATCGCAGACTAGCTATTATGGCTCTGTGCTTATGACTATGGAGGCAGCTAAGAAGATCGGTCTTCATGCTTATGATCCACAATACCCTGTATACACTGCCTGGGACCTCGGTATGGCCGACCAGACATCGGTGACGTTCTTCCAATACTTCATGGTCAAAGACAAGCCACAGGTGCGAGTGATTGATTATTACGAATCCAATAACTTGAAGAACGAAACCCACGTTAAGTATGTGCAAGCCAAGCCGTACAACTTCGGTTGGCACTTCTTCCCCCACGACGCCGGAGTCCGTGACTCTGACGCTATTGAGCGTATCGAAAAGATCCGAGAAATGGGACTGACTAATAGCTCCGTTCTCGAGCGTGAGCCTAAAGAAGATGGTATCGGCCGTGTCGTTTCCAACCTCGGTAAGGCTGTTATCCACGCGCCTATGACTGAAATGCTGGTCCGTAAGCTAAAGCTCTACAAGCGTAAGTTTAATGGCGATACCGGTGACTACATGGGACCAGAACATAAGTCAGAATCACACGCAGCCGACTCCACTAGGTATATGTTTCAGGCTATTGAAATTGAATTTAATAAAGAAACCTGTGAGCTTTATTACTCACAGGCTTCCGAGTCTGAAACTTACGAATCAGAAAGTGTAACAACGAATATCTATTCGCCTAGTTGATTCTCGGCTCGTTCTTTTTCGATGTTCTTAGCAGCGGTACTCTTACCAGCTACAACAGCCTCGTCACGAGTAGTGCCGTCTTCAGCCACTTCCTCTTCTTGGGCCACTTCTTCAGTTGGCTCCGGAGCTGTTTCGTCTACAGAAGTATCAACAGCGTTCATAGCTTCCTGTAGTTCAGCTTTAGTTCCGTAACTTTCAGGGTTTTCAATCCCGAGTTCAACTGCTTGTTCGTTTAATTGTGTTCGATTAGCCATATTAAACCTCCTCAGATTCTTTAGCTTTTATTGCTTCGATGAGTTTTGGTATGCTTGAAAAACTTTCAGGCTTTTCTATACCAACAGTCACAGCATAAGAATCAAGCTGTGGTCGCTTCATCTTATCGATGGTAACTGGCTCATCTACAGGTAGGGTTGGTGCCGGTGCGTTCTTCTCTTCATTAAGAATACGCTGAGGAACTGTTTCGCCCTTAGATCGAGCTTCTCGTGCGATTTGTACGTCGCGACCAGCTTGCTCATCCCTTAGACGGCGCATATCATTCTCATATTCTCGCTCAAAGTCCTTCTTACTGAAAGTCTCTTGAACACCGGTGCGATCTTGCTGACGAGAAATCCAGTTCAGGACATCAGTGTCTCTGATATCGTCAGTAGGTATACCGAAATCAACGGCCACCCTCTGCATTGCAGATGAGTCACTGATTATATTTTCTAGTCTAACTTTTGTCTGAGGTGAAATCCTCCACCCCATGTCTTGACCTTGATGAGCGTTCGGGTTGCGATCGCTCAAGTTTAGGTGAGCAGCGATCATTGGCTCTGTCTTGCAAAGTCGCCTTTCACCAGATTTTACGTTGTGAAACATTATTGCCATGATGTACTCCTTATTTAACCTTCATAGTATTCTTTACCAACCTCGGCCCACTCTTTTTCTTCAGGGTCCATGCCCTCGTGGGTTTTAGTCCGAGTAGAGAAAACGTCTTCTCTATCAGATTGAGATTGTCTTTTTTCTGTGGCTGCCTTTTTCTTGGCAGCTTCGTCTTTCGCCTTTTGATCGACTTCGGCCTGTTGCTCCGCTTGGGTCTGCTGTTGTTCAGCATAAACTTTATAAGGTGTGAGTTGAGTCCGGTAGAAATTCCTCATAGATACCGGAGCACCTACGATAACTTCACCATCTGCGCTCACTTGCAACGTAGCTTTATAGTCTTCCCATATTTGTTTTCGGAGTCCAGGCTTGTCTCTTAACAACGCACCGAACTCTTCGAGAATTTCATCCGCCTCTTCTTTTACACGGATATTGACATCGACGATATTGTCAATTTCACCTTGAGTGGTTTTTGACTTATCTTCCAGGTTGAGTTGAGCTAGTTGGAGCCATCTAGTAGCCTCTTCAAGGCTAAAGTTCTGACCAGTCGCAGGGTTTCTATACTGAGTAACGTCCTGTGGTGTACGAATTTCTTTACCTTCAGCGTCGAGTAACTTATCTGGAACATCTGAATACATTTTTGCCTTAATGTCTTGAGCAAGTTCCTTGCGGTCTGCTTCTAAGTCGAGCTGCGCTCGGCGTCGAGCTCGGTCTTCGGCGTCAGGATTGGGAGCCGGTTCCGGAGTCTTCGCTTCGGCTGGCTTGCCTTCTTCACCGGTGGCTTTATTGGCCTCATCACCAGGTTTTTGTTCCTCATTCGGTTTTTGGTTTTCTGGATCTGATTTCGGCGCGCCTTCTTCTTTATCGTCTTTTTTTGACTCGGCTTGCTCATCGATAGTCCTTTGCTCTTCTTCTTTTTTATCTGATTCCTGGCCCTTATCAGCGAGAAAATCTAACCCGACGTCATCCCACTCGGAATCATCGGTGTCTGTTGTTGTTGGTGCTGGGTCGTTACCAGCTGGATTTTGCGTTGGATCCATTATTTGCCCTTTCGTTTAGCTTCCACTGTTTCAATGGCCGAATCAATTGCTTGCTTTATAGGATCAAGAATAGCATATGCTTCTTGTTTTCCTAAAATTTGCCCCTGTAGCTTCTGTAAATCAGTGGTGTCCATCCGAGTGACATCCATTTTGAGTTCTTCAACACTTTCATCAAGTATTTTTTTGACTCTAATTAGCGTCGAGTATTCTTCCTCATCGATATCAGGCTCATTACCTGGCGTCGGTGCAGTCGGAATAGAACGATATGGTACCTCTTCGTCTAAGTCAGTGAATCCTGGCATGTTACCCCTTTGCTTGCTTTGTTATTTTATGATAGCTTAACCACTTACCCATGTCAATCATTACTGTTGAGGACCAGGCATTGCTGGCGGAGTTATCCCCATCTGTGGATTGCCTGGGGACATCCCACCCATAGGAGCCGGTGGTGCCATGCTCATTCGCTTACTGTCTGGAACAGTTTTCTCGAGTAATCTATCAAGTAATTCTTTAGCTTTTGCACGCATTTCAGGGTCGGTACCATCATCATTTTGCATAATAGTCACGAGCGTATCTTGCAGATCAGATCGCATTTTCTCTTCAAGCTCATCCTTACCGATTGATAGCTCAATTTCAACGCTCCAGGTTTTAACTGAGTCATAGAAATCGTTCCAGTCGATAGTAATTTCATTGTCTCTACCTATTAGAGGAGTGTATTGAGTCGGCATACCAGTAGCCGGATCAATTTCCGGTACAAATTCGGCCTCACCTACGCGGTTTATAGCGTCTTTTGTCTCGTCATCGACTGTAAGTACCGACTCGTTAGGAATCTTTTCGCCGGTTTCAGGGTCGATATTCTCGATAGTCTGTTCAGCGATAAGTGTATCAAGTGCTACGAGCGCGTATTGGCGCAGGAAGTTTTCGATAAGATTGGTGACCTGATTAGTTGTAAGATCTTGGACCTTGTTCTGCTGCTTGACACCAGGACCAGTCTTAGAGAAGTCACCACCGTTATTCACAGCAGAGAATGGTTGGCCCATGATGTTCTGGATCTGTGAAGTTAAGAACTCCATCATCGGCGTGAACTGACTCAGAGCACCATTGTCCATAGAAATAAGTTCTGCCTTCGCGTTCTGGTCCAGAGCTTCCCACACGACGCCCTGCTTCAGCACGACCGGCTTCGTGAACCGACCTCGCTTCAATACAGGAGGCTTGCTGTTAAGCAATAGCATTGAGGCTATGTTTTGGTAGTAGATGTTCGCTAGGTTCTGGTTTGGTGACGCTAGGCGGACACGAGACAAGCCGAACGGTGATAGTGGAACTGGGTCAATGACCAAGAAATTCACTCGAGGGTAGCCGAATTTAGACTTGTTCTCGATAGTTCTGAGGATGTCCTCATCTTCCTCTAATTGAGGACAGAAGGTTATAAATTCACCGCCACGTCCGACGTCATACTTCGTGACGACTTGGTAAGTTTTAGCTAGATATTCTGCTTCAGCTTTCTTACGAGGATCTGATTGATAGATTGAATACTTGAACATTGTCTCAGGATCCATAGCGATCAATTTGTCCAGAGCGTCTACGTTCCAGCTACTATTAGGATTCTTGTTAGCTGCGTTACGGATTTTGCGAACGCGTGATTTTGTTAGGTTCGCGACCACATAGAAGAACCCAGCCTCAGAAGCGTCTTCGATACCGGACTCAGGATCGACATCCATATAGTGCATAAGCTTCATACGAGTACCATATTCGCTGCCCATTGCTCGAGGTTGTGTCATAAATGGCGCATAACCGTGAGTGATGGCCTGTTCTGTTCCCATCTGTGCGGTGGCCAATAACCCTTTGCCGAAAGTGTCTTCGTTGAAGACGTGCTTTTTAAGTAAGAATGAGCCGAGGTGAGCTCTGACGCTGTTTTTGGTGCCGTTGATCATTGCTGCGAACACTGGGATCTGCTGAATAGAGTTGCGAGGGATCTGACGAACAAGGCCAGCGATAGTGGTGTCACCTACATAAGGTGAGCCTTTACTGTGGTTTAGAGGTACACCATCAGTAAGGTTATCAAGCTGCGGAAAATCTTCCGTGTATTTCTCACGGTTGGTTTTACAGGTATTCCATTCATCGATTAGCTCGCCGAGTGTTACTTCTGGTATGTTGTCTTTTGATTCATCAGTGTTCATAATAATCCTCTTGTGTTTATTCTACCCTACATCAGGCTTAACTCCGAGATTTTCGCCCTCGTAAGATACAGTTCTTAGTAAATAGTCAGCATACCCATCAGCCGAACGTAAATACCATTGCGCTGCTGCCACAAGGTCGCTGATCGGAACTTTGATCCTTTTATCGACTCTATTTAAGGATGATGAAGCTTCGTCTATATCCGTAGAGTCAGACCAGGCTGGCGAGGCAGCTCCGGCATAAACCCATCCTGGATCACTCCAGCCACCAGCACTAGATCTAGTATACTCTGGCCCCACGAAAGTTTTTTCTTTGGTTTTATATTTGCCGTTGTTATTGATATATGTCACACCGACAGTGATGGTGCCTGTGATATTTAGCACATCGAATACTGCCTGGACCATCGCCTGATATGCGTTATGAGCGTCATTGAGGCCAACCATAGCACCAGTGACAGAAGTGCTGAATGTTTCTGGACCGGCACCCTTGTAGTCTACTGTACCGAAGGTGTCGGACAGTTTAAGGATTTTGTTACCCTGACAGATATACACGAAGGCTGGGCTGTTTGGAGGTGATACAACACCGATCCATTGAGACTCAATATCTAGCGTGTAATAAGCACCGTTATTATCCAGGTCGCGGACCAATATCTTGTTTGGAGTGGTGAATCCATCGGTCGGCACAATGAACTGGAATTTATTATCCCAACCGATACCGACAATTTCAGGTAGTGCGCTCGTGTTGATACTTTTGAATAAGCGATCAATGTCTTTATCGACATTAAGAATTTGGATAATGTTCTGAAGCTGGGGCTGGGTGTCTGCCGACAAAAGCCCACCCGTAGATGGAATCATCAGTTGGCCTTTATAGTTGACCACGCCATAAGGTGACGCGACACCAGCAGCTCCATAATTCTGTTCGGTAACTCCCCACACGACGAATGACTGATTGCCATAGTTGATCGTTTGTTGCTCAAGAGTAGCTTGTTTTGAGATACCTTGAGTGTTACCGAACAGAATCGTAAGTGAAGGTATACCCTGACCGTTGCGGAAGCCAATTATAGAAGCAGGGTAATAGTTTGTGCCTTTTGAAGGCTCTGAGCGAAATCCGCCATTAGCAGAAGAAAAGTCAAGCGCGAACTCGCCATCACCACCAATGAAGACTTCACCGGTATTGTAACCGTTTTCATCTTTAACACCGAATAGTACCGGTCGGCCATTAGTTTCGATTGCGTTATCAGCACGAGGTCCATCAGTAGAGTTCGCAGCAGGAGGATTACCTCTACCAATATCAATAGCGAGTGTGCCGTTGTCTTGTATGCTTTCCTGTTTTAAATCAAGGCCACCAGCAAGCATAAGCATGTCTGAGTCTTGAATTGTTCCACCATTCGCGGCGAGCGCAATATAAAGATTCCAATAGGTAGCCCCTGAAGGCTCCGCCCCGAAGTCAGGTCTGGTAATGGTCAAGTATTCAGAGCCGTCCTCGTCCCAGGCGGATCGTGGTGCGCTGATATCCTGCTCGAGGATCGGTGAAATAAGGGTTTCGCCGGTTGCCGATGAGTAAGTGTAGCCGTAATAAATTTTGTAGTCACCGGAAGCGGTTATGCCAGTCGCAGCAGCCGTCAGTGGACTCGCTGGATCAGTAACAAGATCATACTTGACCACATCGAAAGTCGCGCTTTCGAGGTCGATGTAGCATATCTTGTCGCCATTGGTACCGTTCAATAGAAGAACAGAGTTGAGGACCCTAATGAAGGTAGGTTTACCTCCATTGTTAGTGGTAATGTCGTTGTCGCCACCACCGCAATCGGTCCAGGCAGAATCGCCTATTTGACAATATCTAAGCTTGTCTTCGTCGGCTGTGAAGAAATAGAGCTGGCCTTCCCATGTAGCAGGGAAAATTTCGTAAACAGTTCCAACCGTATCTGGAAGCCACTTCTCAAGAGAATAACGAGGAGTCAGGCGTCCTTCCAGGGTTAGCCTCATATCCTTACTTGAGACAAACTGGTTGCCTTCAGCTAATCGTGCGCCATTAAGAGACAGACCACCGGACCAACCGTTAAGGTCGAGGCTTCCTATATTCCGTTTAGGAACTTTTACTGGATCTGTAACCGTTGACATTAGTAGACACCTCCAATACTACTGTAATCTTCTCGAACAGCTTCATCCGCCTCCGATGTCTGCATATTAGCCATTTTGTGACCCTCAAGTATTGCAGCATATTTTTGAGCGTATGAAGGTGACAGGCCACCTTGAACGATATCAGGAAGACTGGCGTTCTTGGCCGTACCAAGTACAAGCAGATTCCGAGGGACTGGCAAGTCAAATAAGTCTGTGTTATGGCCACCGGTGGTATCGTAGGCCAACCGGATAAAACTGTTCAATATATCAGTATTAACTGTTCCACCAATTTCGGTATCATTTAGTGCTCGTGAGAATACAAGCTTCTGATTAACATAAGTGACGCGTTGTAAGCGCGAGTAGTAGTCGTTTCGTGAGGTTATCTGACTTGGATCCACTACGTCCCAAATACTCACAGCAGAGCCATCCTGTGTGATTGTCAGTGGACGATCAGACACCGCTATAGGCCGTAATGCTCCGGCTGGTAGATCAAAGGTATCAGTTATAGTGGCGATCGTGCCAATTTCTTTGGCGTTCTCTCTAAGATAAAGCCAGTTGATAGGTGCGCCACTCGGGTCAGTCTCTTGCTCGAGTTCGTCGAGGAATAAGTTACACCACATAATAGTATTTTCAATTTCTATAATGCCGTCTGCGTCAGTGATGTCATCGATCTGGCGACCATAAATAGTTAAGTACACTTCTTTAGTGAACTGTTGCAATAATGCTAGTTTCTGTTCTTCGGTCATAGTTGTCGCCCCCTCTTGACGCTAATTTGTTTCTTTTCACGGCTGAAGTTCGGCGTCTTAGCTAAAACAGGGATTTCGCCTTGTCGTGGCTCAAACGAAGCTCTTTGAAGCTGTTGTGGTTGGAAGCTGAAACCAGGTGCGCTTAACGTGCCTATGTTTGTTTCAAATCGAGGTGAGCTTCCGCTACCTCCTCGTCCACCGCCGCCCTTCTTCCAGTAGTATTTCTGTTCTTTTATAGCCCCTGCGTCTAACAGAGCCTTATCCAGATTATACAGCTTCTCAGCATAAGCGACTAGCTCTGGATCACCTGACTCCATCAAATCGCGCCAGGCAGTGACACCCACGCCACCAGAATCAGAGTCGGTTTTCTCATAAGCGATAGCCATATCTGGCTCCACGTTATATTGCTCGAACACTTCATACCTTGCGATTTTGTCTCTAGTCTTTTTCAATGAACTCTCAGGAGTATTGCCGTCAGCTTCGTCGCGGTCCATCCGGAACTGCCACCCAGCAATCGCAGCCTCATATTCACCACGCTCTGCGCGTGTCTGGACTGATTCATCTGAGGATGGTGTATAACCGTATTTTTCACCAAACTTGTATTCTTCGAGATCTGAGCGAGCGTTCATCTTACTTGCTTCAGAAGAATCTTCGTCAGCCTCAAGTTCGGCCAATCGGTATTCAGCACCTCGGACAGCATTGCTATAGTCGCCAGTCTTAGCAAGATCACCTATTCCATCAGCTGTCATAGGTATTCCTTCTTCGGTAAGCTGTTTTCTCTGGTCCTTTAAGTTTTCAGCGTTTTCATATCGATCAGCTTCTTTAGTAGGAATATCGCCATAAGTCTGAACACCTACGCCGAATACGCCAGGGATGTTCATTAAAGCTGATTTTGCGAAATCACCGGTATCTTCATAGGTGTCTTCAATACCTCCATAACTTAACGGCACTAGGGAGTTTTTGATTTCTTCACCAACATTGTATTCTTCACCGAATTTGTCTGTTCGATCGAATGGTCCGCTACCTTCATCGCTAGGACCAGATTGTAGGTACCTGGAAGCTAACCCGAGAACAGGGTTGAATTTATTCTGTAGAGCGTCTATGCCAACATCAAACCGACTCGGATCGCCGAAGCCATCGCCAAGCGTTACCATATCGCCAGTAGTAGAACTCTTCTTCTGACCAGTAGCCAGACGAGCTGCCAGCACAATGTTTTGCTGTAAACCACTGAAAATATCATAACGAGTGTTGCCTACTTTGATCTTCAAGAAGTCAGAGCTTCGTGGATCTTTTTCGACTTCTACACCAGGTATGGCGTATTCAAGTAAGCCAGTAGTAGCTGTCGCAGCAGCCATAAATGAACCCATGTTCTTCAAAGCAGCCTTGCGAGCCACAGGACTTAATCGTTGGTAAAATCGAGGGTTAAGCATATTCAATCGAGAAGCCCATAATCGAGGAGCGAAGAGTGTAGAGGATAGCGCCTGAATGTGTTTATCGGTGATGCCGCCAGCTTTACCGCCAGTACCAGTAAAAGTATTCACAACTTCACCAAGATCCTTCAGTTGAGTATCTGTCATCTTAGCCAGCTCATCGATACCGCCAAGAGACTTAATGTATTGTTTCGCGACGTTATAGCGCAATTTAGTCAAACCACCTGTGTAAGCACGGTTAGATCCGGCCACACCAATTTTTCCGTAAACAGGGATCTTCTCAAGGATATCCTTAGAAGACATAAGCTCTGCACCTTCGCCAATAGCACCAGGCAATCGAACGCCCATTTTATCTGTAATCATAGTGAAGGCGTCATCGTTTTTGATCGCGTTCATAGCTGTGTCGAAGGTCTTGCTATTAAGAGCGTACTTCACAGATTCCTTGTTCGCGTTCACCCATTGAGGGAAGTTCGTAAACATAACACCAGAACCTTGCCTGAGCCCCATTGAAAGGTCAAACGCCGTCATAGCAGTACGAGGTATACCGGCGATATCAACTACCTTCTCGCGCCAAGTTTTAGGAGCCTCTTCAAGAGCCTGTTCTATTATGTTAGCTATTTCGTCGCCTTCTTTACCGAAGACTTTTCTTATAAGTTGAAGTTCACTAGGAACAGGCTTACCGCTATCGGCACCCCAAATCTTACGCAAGCCACGCTGCGCTGTAAGTTTTTCAAAGTCACGAAGACCAGATCCCTCAACCGCGTCAAGCAGACTGTTTTGGACCTCTGGATCCACAGTTGCAGGGTTAAATTGAGACTCAGACAATTTACCTTTGAGTTGGCCAAGTTTTGCACGATAACCGGCCTCACCACCACCGGCTGACTCATAGGAACCTCTACCAGCTGCGATCCTCTGGCCACGCTCACCAGATCGAACTTTAGCTACATCATCATAAGCACCTTGAGCGTCTTCAACCGCGCTCAATAATGCGTTTACTTCAGGGGTAGTGGTCACAACCTCATCACCAACAGCTTGTCTAGCAGCAGATTCCATAGCACCTTCGTTCGCAGCAGCCACGCTTCCGCCACGCTGTAACGGAGCACCTTGATCAAGTGCTTCACGAGCTAATTGAGTATCAGATCTAAGAACCGGATTACCAAGATTATCGACTTCAGTGTTGCCGAATCGAGCAGTCTGTAAATTCTCTATCTTAGCCAAAACTTGACTTTCAATAGCTTGCTTGGCTGCCTCAATTTCAGGGACAGTAGCGTCAGGATTTTCTCGTAAGAAACTGTCCAATTCATCATTGCCTTGAGCGATTACACCTTCAATATCGTTTTTGTGTTGGAACGCAGGACGATCCAGTGGAGTGTCAAGAGAAGCAGCGTTTTGATCATCTAGTTTATTAGTTAAACTTTCAAGTGCTCGCTTCGCGCCGGACCGCTGATAAGCAGGAACATCGAGGTCGTTGGCTTCGAGGGAAAGCTCGTCGATTCGAGACTGTAGGTTGGCTTCGTCGGTCATCTGACTCGGAAGTGGGGTGTCTCGTTGGAGCTGTCCAGGCTCGACAGGTTGGTTGTCGA